CAGATATAAGAAGCCTCTCACCCAGAGAGCGTCTTAATTGGTTAGAGCGTTCTAGAAGGACTAGATAATGTTAAATATGCCTAGCAACTCCAGTAGTGGAAATGCTGCGAACAACATGCAACGGTTTGAACAATCAAGCCGTGGGGCTCACTCTACCCTTTTACAAATGGCTAGCACCATTGAGTACAGAATTAACAGCTCACTTAATGCAGCCGAACAAAAAATCACCCGCATGGGTGCAAAATTTAAAAATGCCTTTAGCGGTATTGGTGGCTCAGGTGGCGCCAATACTGTTATGGCTGGTCCCACTTTTTCTACTCCACAAGCGGGCGGCCCAGGCGGTCCCGCTGGTCCTGCTGGTCCAGGTGGTACAGGTCCTGCTGCTGCAGGCGCACCTCAAGGTGGCGGAAATACAAATGTCTTTAGACAACCATCACCTGCTCAAATAGCTGCAGCTGGTGTTACTGCTGCTGCCATGGCAATGCCAGGCACAGACGATGCATTTAAAGCACAGCTATATACATCACGCGCTGCTATATCTTTAGGTGGCGGAGGCCGCGTTCAAGCAGGTATGCCAGGTGTTCTTGGTGGACTATCTGACATGAGCGGAAAAAATGGCGCTTATGACCAGACACGAGATTTCTTAAACAAGATAGCAAAAGCTGGTCTGATGAAAGACCCGCTAGATAATATGCGAATGATGGCTACCTTTGCACAAGGTGGTATCTATGGCGGTTCCCAGCAAAACATGCAGCAGGTTGCTATGGGCTCTGCAGTTTTATCTAACATGACTCCTGGTATGGGTGGAGAAGGCGCTGCTCAAGCAGTGGGCGCACTCAACCGTGGTAGAAGCGTAAACATGTTAAGAGCGGTTGGTATTAGGGTTCGTGATGAAAACGGAATGCCTCGTGACCCAAGAGCTATCATTGATGACTTGTGGAATAAACTTGAGAGTCAAAAGAGACGCACTGGTGGTTCTGGCTCTACTCTTCAAGATATTAAAATTTCTTTATTACCTGGTAACGCAATTGCTACCATGCTTGATAATCTTTTTGGCAACGACCCATACCTAAGAAAAATGGTTGAAGACGGTCTTCTACTTAAGGCCTCTACAGGTGGCGCACAGTTTGCTGGTATGAGTGGCGACAGAATGAAGAAGCTATCCCAAGACGCAGGTCTTTCTACTTTTGCTGCAAACATGCAGGGGCAAAGAACTGCTCAAGCATCAGAATTTATCTCTACAACAGCTCCAGCTATTGCTGACGCTAAGGGTAGAGCAGACCAGCTTATGTCTTATGTAAGTGGCTTCTTTACCGAGATGGATAAGTTTACTGGTCTTATATCTGCTCTAGGTGCAACTAAAGGTTTCTTTGAAACACTAGGTAGCGGCGGTAATAACGCCATAAGTGCTCTTACTGGTTTCTTAGTTGGTAACCCTTTATCAAGGGGAATTGCGGGACTGTTTAAAGCTGAGGGTGGAGACGTAGATAAAAAGAGCCCTTACATTGTGGGTGAGCGCGGACCAGAACTATTTGTACCTAAAGAAGATGGATACATTGTTCCTAACCACGATTTAAAGAACTATCCATTCCGTGGTGATGGCGGATGGGTATTTGGTAAAAATACAAGATTAGATGAGAAATCTTCAAACGAAGACTTTGCTAAAGCTTTCTTAAAAAAGATTGGCGCCCCTCAAACTCAAGACTCTATTGATGCTTTAAAAGTATGGCAGAACCATGAAGGCGGACACTTTAAAAACTCCGCTAAGTACAACCCACTTAATACAACCTTAGGTGGAAAGTACGGTTCAGAGTCTATGAACCACGTAGGTGTAAAGGTTTATAAGAGTTGGGAAGATGGACTTAACGCAACTATTGATACTCTTACTGGTAAGAGCGCAGACAAGCGCGGGTACACAGATATTATTGAGGCGCTAAAACAAGGCAAGAGTAAAGAAGATATTCTTGCTGCTATCAATAGCTCTGCTTGGGTTACAGGTAAAGTTGGTGGAAGTCCATATAACTTTGACGGAAAAACAACAGCAACAACAAATTCAGGGTGGTCTGGAATGCTCCCTGGTAATAGTAGTGACGGTGCTAGTGGCGTATCTTGGAAAGAATTTTTATCAAAATCGGACCGATGGGCGGGGTTTGATAAAAAAGAAAAGCCAGAAGCATTTGCTCAACCAACACCTTCTGGTAGTACATACAACATGGGTGGAGTAACTATTAAAATTGAAGGTGGCAGTAACCCACAGGCAACAGCAGAAGCCCTTAAACAGCTTTTATCTAGCCAAAACTTTAGCAAGCAACTAGGAGGACAATAATGCCATTGCCATTAGCCGTACCACTAGCACTAGGTGCAATCCGTGTTGGTGCTGCGCTTCTTGTTCGTTCCCGTGCGGTAAGCGTCGCTAAAGTTGCAGTCAACGTTACTAAGACAGGGATAAAAAGTAATAAAACTACTGTTTTAAAGTTGAGCAAAAATCCAGGAGTAAAAACCTCTGTTGTTAAAACAACTAAGAGTACGGCAGGTACTACGCTTAAAGGAGCTGCGACAGTTGCTGCGCCAAGTTTGGCTTCAAAGATTTATGGTTTTACAAGAGCTGGAATAGCTACTGCTGCCCGCGGTAGCGCTGGACCAGTTGGTACTGGTGTTGCAGCTATCGGTGCACTAGCTCTAAGTAAGATGCTAGCTAATAAAAACAAAACGGGCTCTGGTCCTGGAGGCACTGGTGGGTCTGGAACAAGCAAGGCTCGAAACAAAGGTGGTGGCGGTAAAAAAGCCCCAAAGACTCCTCCAATTCCTAGTCCTTACAATTATAGTTTTAATTTACCTCCACACAATTGGAGCCTTCCAATAAGAGCTCAAGAGGTTATTCCAGGTGATGTAGGTGGATTTGGGTACGCGTTTCACGGCTCACGACGAGGTCGAATTTGGTATTACGACAACGCAGCTAATGCAACCTCTATTGATAGAACAACTGGTGAAGTTTCTACCATGGGTGATAAACGTCAAAAAGAAATTGGAAATAAAACTTACAAACCTGATGGAAGAACAATTATTGGCGACGACTCTTATAAATACGGATTCCAATTTTTGTGGAATCCCGAGTCTGTATCGGTTAGTGTTAATAGAAACATGGAGATTACTCCGTCATCTGCCGATGTGTATACTTCGGTATCTGGTGCGTTTCCAGGTCAAGAAAGCGTTAGTTTATCTATTACTTTAGATAGAACTAATGACTTTGCATGTCTTAGAAATTTTTATCAAATTGCTAATATTGGTAATGATGGAACCTATGTAGACTTTAATCAGTATTACACAAACGGTGGAAAACATCCATTAGCAAAAACCGAAGATTACAGCAAACAAATTAAAACACTTGCTGAGCTTGGAACAATGGCTGATTTGGAATATTTATTTAAAGCTATCAATGGTGATGGAAAGTTTGGAGATGCTTCTGCGGACGGTTGGAAAAACTTGTTAGGTAAAAAAACAGCGGACTTAGGGTACCTACAACCTACGCTTTTAGCTTTTGAATTAGGTGGAGACGTTAGTGGCACAAGCTCAATGAACAGCTTGTCATACGTTGGGTGGTTAAGTTCTTTATCTATCAACCACACATCTTTTGCCGAAAACATGGTCCCTTTAAGAACAGTACTAAGCATGTCAGTTGACTGCTTTGCTGGCTCAATGATTGTATAGGAGATACTGATGATAAAAGCAGGCTCTAGATATGAGTTTTCTCTAGTTGATTTCTATGCTGTAGAGGCGGGTGCTAGTAAAAACCCAGTTGTATTTTACGATTTTAGTGAGCTTGGTTATGTTACTTACGATACTCACAAATATATAGCTGGTGAAAGGTTAGATTCTATTGCTGAAAGATACTATAGACGACCAAGCTTATGGTGGTTAATTGCTGAGTTTAACCCTGAAGTAGATGACTTTGAGAACATTCCTAATGGCACCATCTTAAGGATTCCTAATGTCTAATCGAATAACTGTTTCATTTCCAAACGCCTCTGATGACCCAACATACGTTTATTCAGCAACTTTAAAACAAAAATTTTATGAACATGAAGTAGTAAAGTTTACATTTAAAGACTGGGGATACGATTACGACAACGTTAGACCAGGCACTCCTGTAGAAGCTACTTTTTCATCTATGGTTGATAGCCGAGATTTCTATGGTTATATCCATCATGTAGAGACTGACCAAACATCTGGCAAAAACTTTATTACTGTTACTTGTATTGGTGGTTCTTTTCCATTGAAACAAGCGTCTCAAGGACTCTATAGGGGTTACACAGCCGATATGGTTGTAGATGAGATATCTAGTAAGCATGGACTTGTAGCTATAACTAACCCACACCCCAGAGTGTTTGAACAGATATCTCACCCTGGATTAACTGACTGGCAGATGCTTGTTAAGTTAGCTAAACAAATTGGGTGGGGTTTAAGAACCGAAAATACTGAAGTTTATCTAAAGCCTTTGCTAGAAGATTACAAAGAGCTTAGGGCTGAAGCTCCAACTTTTACTCAAATACAAGTTGGTATGGGTCTTGGTAGCATCTATAGCTTTAAACCAATCATTAGTGAGTCTTTAAGTTTTGATGGGGATATGAAAGCTGCTGTTGCGGTAGGTGGTGTAGACAAAAACAGTAAATCTGCTTACGCTGCTACTAAACAAAAGCGTAACAAAAAAACACGAGCTAAGACTCAAGAAGAGTTTTTTGATAGATACAACACTGACGCTGTAACTCCAAACGCAGAAGTAGCTGAGTATGAAGCAGAAGCTGCCGAACTTAGAAACGCATTTCCATATAGAGCAGAGGCTGAGCTTTTAGGTAACCCTTTACTAAGACCAGGTATGCCTGTTTATTTAAATGGACTGGGACCTAACTACTCTGGATTTTGGACTGTACTAAGTACAGAGCATAAAATTAAAGAAGAAAACTTAAAGAGCTACGTTTATACAACTATTGTTAGTTTAGGTACTGATGGCTTAGGTCAAGCCAACCGTTGGGAAGATGGACAAGATATCCAAAACCCTGTAGGTGGAAACCGTGTAATCATACCTAATAAAAGAAACACAAAAATTAAAGCAAAGACTAAACTTGTTCGTACAGGTATTAAATACACGCCAACAACAAAAGACAGTTTTGGAAAGATTAAAAATAGAAGTAAGATAACCACTGTCAATAACAGCGCAGCTGTTTGGAAGACCGCTAATAAAGCGATTGGAAAACGGACTGCTTCTACAGAACCTAAGCGTACGGCTGCAACGGCTGCACGTGTTGCTAAGGCGGTGGCAAGAACACGATGAAAGAATACGACGCAAAGTTCTACGGACTTTATGAAGGCCTCTGTGCTGATAACGATGACCCTGAAGGTGAGAACAAGATTAAGCTTCAGGTTCCTCAGGTCATGGGTCAAGAAATGACAGAGTGGGCTAGACCATGTCTGCCTGTAACCTCTAACTCTAATCACCCTGACCATAAGAAGCATCTAGCTTCTGAGGTTGCAGCCCTTCTACAGGCTCATGCTACTCACGCTACTCACTCAGAAACTATTACAACAAGCGGTGCAACTGTTG